ATAGGATAATTTTATTGACTTTTGATATTTTTTATAATATATTAAAGTATGAAATTACTTGTTATTGGTCACGGTAGACACGGTAAAGATACTGTTTGTGACATTTTGAAAAATAATTACGGCTATAATTTTATTAGCAGTAGTGAGTTTTGCTCTAAACTTTTTATATATGATCAACTAAAAGAAAAGTATAATTATTCTAATTACGAAGAATGTTATACTGATAGACACAATCATAGAGCTGAATGGTATGATCTTATTAGTGATTATAATAAAGAAAATCCAGCTAGATTAGGCACTGAAATCTTTAAAGAATACGACATCTATTGCGGGCTTAGAAATGCACGAGAGTTTTATGCTTTAAAAGAACAAAAAATTTATGATTATGCTTTATGGGTTGATCGCAGTGAAATATTAGCTAGTGAAAAAGTTAACAGCATGACTCTTAATAAAACTATGGCGGATTTTAATATAGATAATAATCATAATTTAATTTATCTTCATGAACAAATAGATTCAGTTATGAATTACATATCTACAATTTAACTAATCTAGTTGTACTTTTTTTCTCATTCCTGATAAATATATTTAACCCATTAGGAGAGAAAAACATGGCAGGATTAGTATCACCAGGCGTTCAGGTAAATGTAATTGACGAGAGCTTTTACACTCCAGCTGAACCAGGTACAATACCATTAATATTTGTTGCTAGTAGAGAGAATAAAGCAAATGCTTCTAATACTGGCATTGCACAAGGCACCTTAAGCACAAATGCAGGTAAGCCTTATCTAATAAGTTCACAAAGAGAACTTGCAGACTTCTTCGGTGACCCGATATTTGAAGTCGACGAAAACAACAATCCAATACACGGTGGAGAACTAAATGAATACGGTTTACAAGCTGCATATTCTTATTTAGGTGTAAGCAATAGAGCTTTTATTGTAAGAGCAGATGTAGATTTAACTGAACTAGAGCCTAGTATTTTCCCTCCAACCTCCTTTCCACCAGAGGGTTCTTTATGGTTAGATCTTTCCGAAACTAAATTTGGTATTCAAGAATGGAACGGTAGTGCTAAGCCAGCAACTAATGCACAAACATTTACTAACAAAGCACCTATATCAATTTATAGAACAAATGATGTAGTTGATTACGATAATGAAGATTATACTCCTAAAGGTTCTATAGGAGCAATTGGTTCATATGCTGTTGTGTCAGTTACAGATATTAATAGATATTGGTACAAAAATTATAGTGGTACATGGGTAGAATTAGGATCAGCTGCATGGACCAAAAGCTGGGCTACAATTAAATCATCCAAAGCAAATCCAACACTTACTGCTGGTGCTGCAAATATTACCATTAATGGTACTGTTTTGAGTGTAGATCAAGAAAACACAACTACAATTGCAGCTAATATTAATGCGCTTGTAATAGACGGCGTAACAGCAGCTAACCGCGATGGGTACTTAGAAATTTACAGCGACGGCACAAGTTCCGGAGCAGATGACAGTTCACTAGGTGGACCTATAGTATTAGGCGGTGACGCAACAAAGTTAACAGAACTAGGATTAGTAGCAGGTACATACTATCCGCCTACAACACAAGTTTCTAGACACGTTACTGTGCCAGAATGGAAAACAAACGACACATATTCTAGACCAAGCGGTAGTGTATGGTTAAAGACAAGTACTCCTAATAGTGGCATGAATGTTATACTTAAAAAATGGAATTCTGCAACTTTGCTGTGGGACGAAGTAGATGCACTTGTTTACAACGACAATGCAGCAGCTCTTGAAGCATTAGATATATCAGGTGGTGGTGTAAATCTTGCGGCTGGTGTAACTTATTCAAAAGTGAACGTAGATAACACAACACCTGCGACTCCTAATTTTAAAGTTTATGAAAGAGCAGCAACTGGTGCAACTACAATAACAACAAATGCCATTACTTCAACAAATCCAGGCGCGGGGACATTTACCTTTACAGTAGCAAGCACTGATGCTACGTATAGCGGTTATTCAACACCGGTTACAGTTTCTGCAACATTAGCAGGATCAGCAGTTAGCGACGCAGAAATAATTGCTGATGCAATAAATGCTGCTGATGTACCTAATATTACTTGCCAAGTAACAGATCAAGCTAAACTTATTATTAGTCACTCCGAAGGGGGTGAAATACAATTTGTAGATACTGACGGTATGCTAGAAAATATTGGTTTTATACCATATAACGTTACCAATCCAGTAAGCATGCGATTCTTAGACTTTGTAGATGGCACAGATGCTACAACTTCTCCAAAGCAATTCCAAGCAACAAATTGGAGAGGCATTACTTATACTGCTAGCGTAGTTGCACCATTTGACGAAGCGTCGCAAGGTCAGTTATGGTACAATCCAACCTTAGACGAAGCTGATATTATGTATCACAACGGATCTAGTTGGGTTGGTTATAGAACTGCAACAGCATTCCCTAACACAGATGTAAACGGTCCTCAAGTAAGAGTAACTAGACCAACAACACAGTCTGACGGTAATCCACTTGTTAGTGGAGACATTTGGATTTCAACAGGTGACTTGGAACAATATCCTTTAATATACATATTTGATGATACTGTAATAGGAACAATTGAAGACAAATGGGGCTCTCCAAAAGACAATACAGATCAAACAACTGAAGAAGGTGTATTGTTTGATGATGCTAGATATGGCACCGACGGTGGTACTGCTACGCAACAGCCAGTAGGCACTATACCTCAATTATTATTAACTTCATATCTAGATCCAGACGCACCTGATCCAGACTTGTATCCGAAAGGTATGCTTCTATTTAATTTACGTAGAAGTGGATTTAATGTAAAGCGCTACGAAAAGAATTATATAGATCTAAATTCAAAAAATCCTAGATTTATAGATGTAGGAACTGGCCAAGACGAGGATATGTCAGATTACTTCCCACATAGATGGGTAACTGAAAGTCCTAACACAATTACCGGAGCTGGTTCATTTGGTAGACTAGCCCAGAGAGCTACAATTGTACGTAAACTTCAAGCTGCTGCGAATGATAACGAAACAATAAGAGATAGTGAACTTTATGTATTTAACTTACTATCTTGCCCAGGATATCCAGAGCTTACAAACGAGCTTATAACTCTAAACTATGATCGCGATTTGACTGCATTTATTATAGCAGACACACCGTTTAGATTATCAAACGCAACGCCGGATTTACAGCAATATGCTACAAATGCTTTACAGGCTGCTGAAGATAATGAAAAAGGTATTTTAAGTTCTGATCCTTATTTAGCTTACTACTACCCTAGCGGTTTTACAAGCGATAATTTTGGTAATAACGTAGTAGTGCCAGCTTCACATATGATGCTTCGTACTATGAGTTTAAGCGATCAAGTTTCTTATCCTTGGTTTGCTCCAGCTGGTACACGCAGAGGTCAAATTACAAATGCAAGTTCTACAGGATATGTAACAAGTGAAGGTGAATTCCAAGTTGCATCTCTAAGTATTGGTCAAAGAGACACTTTATACGAAAACAGAATTAATCCAATTACTTTTATTAATGGAAGCGGATTAGTCGCATTTGGTCAAAAAACTAGATATGCTGCTGCTTCGGCATTAGATAGAATTAATGTTGCTAGACTAGTAATTTACCTAAGACAGCAATTAAAGAAACTAGCTAAGCCATATCTATTTGAGCCTAATGATAAAATTACTAGAGACGAAGTAAAAGCGTCTGTAGAGTCATTGATGCTTGAACTAGTAGGTAACAGAGCACTTTATGACTTCCTAGTTGTATGTGATCAAACAAATAACACGCCTGCTAGAATAGATAGAAACGAGTTATATATAGATATCGCTATCGAACCAGTAAAAGCAATTGAATTTATATACATTCCGTTGCGAATTAAGAACACCGGTGAAATAGGTAATTTATAAAGCTAAATATATACAGTTAGGAGCAAAGAAAATATGCCAGTATCATCATTAACTAAAATGACAGTGCCTATAGCAAACGATCAAAGTGCTAGTAACCAGGCAATGATCATGCCTAAACTCCAGTATAGATTTAGGGTAACATTTATTAATTTTGGAGTAAGTACACCTACTACAGAATTAACAAAACAAGTTGTAGATATTTCAAGACCGAACGTAAGTTTTGAAGAAATTGTTTTAGATAGCTACAACAGTAAAGTATACTTAGCAGGTAAGCATGCCTGGCAAACAATTACTGTTAACCTAAGAGAAGATGTTAACAATAATGTACAGCTTCTTGTAGGCGAGCAGTTACAAAAGCAATTTGATTTTTACGAACAATCAACTGGTGCTGCCGGTATTGACTATAAGTTTACTACTAAGATTGAAATACTCGACGGTGGTAATGGTGTACACGAACCTATTCCATTAGAAACGTTTGATGTTGTAGGATGTTATATTACAAATGCACAATATAACCAATTAAATTACGCTACTTCTGAGGTTGTAACTACAACACTTGAAATACGTTACGATAACGCTATCCAAACACCAATCGGTACTGGCGTCGGTACGCCAATAGAACGTACAACTGGAACACTAGCAACTGGTATTGGTGCTTAACCACTTCGAATATAGCTATACTAATGGGGGATATTATCCCCCATTTTTTATGGATAAATATTTGCATGACATATTTGAATCCTTATCTTAACAATTTAAGTAATAGATACGAAGCGTACAATGGTCCAAAAGGAAACCTTGCTTCTTGGGAGCATGCTAGTAAGTTATTTTTACATGATAATTACAGACTAGCACCTAAAGTACCTTTTCTATATCATGTTAATTTTGTACTCAATCCTTTTGCAAAAGCTCTAGTACCGTCTTTTGAATATCGGGGAATGAGTGCAGCAGAAATAGGATTGTTAGTCAAAACTATTAACCTTCCTAAGTACTCGCCAAGAGTTGAAACCATAAACAGGTATAACCAAAAAAAGAACGTAGAGACACAAATTCAATACGATCCTGTTACTGTAGAAATGCACGACGATAATGACGGTTTAGCATATTCATTGCTACAAGCGTATTACAAATATTATTTTGTAGATGGCAACTATCAAATAAGACCTCAAGCATACACTCCTGATTTAACATATAGTAATTTTTTGTTTAGATACGGATTAGATAATCAGCTACCGCATAAGCATTTTTTCAAAGAAATACATGTAAGTCAACTAACTAGGGGTGTGTATCATAGATATACTCTTGTTAATCCTTTGTTAAGTAAATTAGATCATGATAACTTAGATTATGCTGATGGCGGCCGAGGCACTCAAAATACTTTTACAATTAACTACGAAGCAGTATTTTACGAAACTGGAAGAATCGATACTGAAGAAGACACACCAGACGGGTTTTCTAATATTCATTATGATGAAACACCGAGCTCATTAGCAAGTATTCCACAGAGGGATTATCAAGCAGTACCAGTGAGAAATAAATTAAGTATTGTTGAGGAAACTACAACAATTACTGATATTATTAGAAGAAAACAATTACAGACACAAGATATTAGAAATAATCAAGGATATACGTTTGAGAATTTTAGAAAAAATAGATTTAACACATTTACAACTTCTACACCAAAAACAGGACAATTAGTTTTTCCAAAAAAAGATGGTCAGAAATATAATATACTAGAATTCGCAAAGAGAGAAATTA